CTACCGGTACAACAACTATTCAATTAAATGAAAATGGTCAATCTACAAAAGTATATGCAGAAACACCAGGAGGAGCTTTTATAGGTGGATCTAGTATTAGATGAACATAAAATTGATATATTTTTATTTGAATAATAATTAAGGAGATATAATGGCATTACCAAAAATTGATGCTCCAGTTTACGAACTGGATTTACCTTTGTCAAAGAAACATATTAGATTTCGACCATTCTTGGTTAAAGAACAAAGAAATTTATTGATGGCTATGGAATCTGAAGATAAAGATACAATGGAGAAAAATATCAAACAGATTCTCCATAATTGTACCTTGACAGAAAATATTGACATAGAAAAGTTGCCGATACTTGATGTTGAGTTTTATTTTCTAAATCTTCGCGCAAGGTCTGTTGGAGAAATTGTTGTCAACAAATATCGATGTGAAAATATTGTTGATGAAAAAGTATGTAATGCATTAATGGAAACACAAGTAAATCTTTTAGAATTGAAAGTTGAGTTTGATCCTAATACCAAAGACCTTATTCAATTGAATGACAAGATTTATATCAAACTGAACTACCCTGAGTATTCAATTGTCAGCAAAATGAATAAATTTGACAATTCAACTGACATGGCTTTTGAAATGATTTTAGATAGTGTTGAATATGTTTTTGATGGAGAACAGTATTATTATGCAAGAGAAACACCTAGAAATGAATTAATTGAATTTATAGATTCATTGAATCAAGAACAGTTCTCCATGATTGAAGAATTTTTTAATAATATGCCTAAATTGAGAAAGAATCTTGATATGAATTGCAGTAAATGTGGTTTTCATCATCATATTGAAATAGAAGGCCTTGAAGATTTTTTCGATTAACATTTCGTCATGACACATTAAGAAATTATTACACGACAAACTTTGCATTGATACAACACCATAAGTATAGTTTGTCAGAACTTGAGGCTATGCTCCCTTGGGAGAGAGACATTTACGTTACAATGCTTACGCAGTATATTGAAGAAGAAAACGAAAAACTTAAGCAGAAACAAAACAGTAGATGAGCCAATTAGGAGTTTTATTAGGTGGTGGTTACCAGGAACCTTCTGTTAAACAGAAGGAGGTTCCTGCTATTCTGAAACCACGCAAGAGAGAAATATCTCCAGAACTAATAAAATCGATAGAGTCTTTTAAGAAGAAATTTGAAGCAGATCGAGTATCCAAATTTATGGGTGATCCTTCTGTATCTAATACAGTAGAAACTCTTGCCGGCGAAGATTCTATTAAAACTAAAAAACAATCTCCTTCTGTAAGTCCTATACTAACTTCTTCTAAAAAAATTGGAAAAATTGATACTGCCAAATACACAGCAATCAATGAAGATGGTATTACTCGCATAATGAAAAATGACGGTGCAGCAAATATCTTAGCCAAGATGATCAATACCATGAAGCGACATCACCGTTATATGATAGAACAACGTGAAATAGAAAGTAATTTCAAAGAAGAGCAACATGAGAAAGAAAAAAGAGAGTTGGAGCATATGCTCCAACAACTCAAAAGTAAAGAAAAAGGTCCTGTTAGATTAGAAAAAGGTCCTGTTAGATTAGAAAAAGGTCCTGTTAGATTAGAAGAAGGTGGTTTAGAAATTCAAAAGGTGTCAGGCGGAAAAAAAGAACCATATCGTAGAAAACAGAAAAAACAAAGTAATTTAATAAGAAGAATTTGGAATTTCATAGAAAAACGCCCTGAAATATCTGGTATTGGTATAGGTTTAGGAAAAAATGCTTTTTCTGATATGTACAAATCTCTAAATGAACAACTTAATAAAATAGAACTTTACTTTAATCTTAAACCCATAACAGCATCTAAACCTTTTACTGGAACAAATAAAGAATATCTCGATCAGACATATCAAATTTTGTTGAAAGAAGCTAAAAAACAAGGCTTAAAAAATCCAGAAGTAATTGCACAATTAGGTGCGGCTCAGTCAGCACTTGAGACTGGTTATGGTAAACATATTGCACCAGGTAGTAACAATTATTTTGGCATAAAAGATTTTTCTGGTGGCGGTGTATCTGCTCAAACAGAAGAAGTTGTTAATGGTAAAAGAATTGTTGTAAGAGATAGATTTAGAAAATATGGAAGTATGGAAGAATCTGCTGCTGATTACATTGCTTTCTTACAGAAAAATCCTCGTTATAGACAAGTATTGGAATCTCAAATAATCGAAGAGGCTATTGCTCGACAAGCCCGTAGCGGTTATGCATCTGCATCTCCAGAACAGTATGAATCTTCTCTACGTTCTATTATTTCTAGAATGGCGGCTACCTCGACACAACAATCAAATGCCTTAACTACAGATTTATCTAGATTATCTCAAAAAAATATGGAACAGACACAAAGATTTAATGAAGCTGGACTTTTTAGTGCAATTATTGATGAATCGAGAAAGATTTATAACACAATAACTCATAGATCAATCAATATTACTCAAGAACCTGCAAAATCAGATGTGCCAGCCATAATCGAACATCACTAAGAGAAAAATAATGGAAAAAGACCGTTCGATAGAATATTCAAGAGCAAATAGAATAAACAATTCTTCTTTGAAATCTTTGATAGGAAATAATTATGCAAAAGATAGAAGTCTTGTTGGTTCTGTGACAAAAGCTATCTCTGATAAAACTGCGGCTAAAGCTACTCGTATAAAAGAAACACTTGATCCACTCAATATTATTAGTTCTTTACCTATTTTTGGTAACATATTGGCGTATGGTTTAGGTAAAGCAATGAATAGAAGTCAAAGAGATTTATATTATTTTACTGGAAGAGGAAAACCAAGAAAGCAACGTGAGAAGAAGGAAAGTGTAACAGAAGAAACGAAAAAGAAAACACCATCTCTTGGTAGGGTTATAGGTGGTTTAGATACTGCTTCATATACCTCAGTCTCTGAAGGTAACCAACAGAAATTCAGAAGAGGTGATGGTCTTGCAAATTTGTTGGCTCGCCAATTGAATTTGATGAAAGCATACAACGAAGAAGAAAAAAAGTGGCGAAAACAAGAAATTAAAGCACAAAAAATTCGTGATAATGAGAGAATGGAATGGAATAAAAAGATATTATCTGCCGCAGGTATATCTTTTGCTGGTGGTCCAAATGAAAAAGAAGAAGAAGATGATGATGATAGTATTCTTGGTGACATATTATCAGCAGCCGGAGCCGCAGCAATAATTAAAAAAATGTTGGGCTGGGCTAAAAAATTATCTAGAAAAATAAGAAGATCCATATTTGGTCCATCAAAAAGAGAATTAGCTGAAGAAGATGAAAGAAGACGTACTACAACTCAAGAAGAGGAAAAACGTAGAGCCACTACTGCAAATGAAGAACAGCGTCGGAGTACAGTAACCGAAGAAGATGAAAGAAGACGTACTACAACTCAAGAAGATGAAAGAAGACGTACTACAACTCAAGAAGAGGAAAACCGTAGAACCACTACTGCAAATGAAGAACCGCGTCGAAGTGCAGTAACCGAAGATGAAGAAGAAAAAAAGAAAAAAACATATAAAAAAATAACTTCTCCTTCTAAAGAACCTACTGAAATAAAAGTCAAATTAACCGCTGAAGGTAAATTTGATGAGAAGGCATATAGAACTGAAAGAATGCGTGAAATGGTTTCTAGAAATGAATCATTGCGCCAAGATCAAAGATTAGGCCAAAAGAGAAGAATAGAAATAATTGATAAAGAAGTTCGTGATATTAAAAAGAACTTCAGTGAAGTTAAACAAAATGCTGTTCAAATGACACCAGAAGAAAAAAGAATAGCAAAACAAGAAGATGTTAGAAGACGAATAATTGAACAAGAGAGGGGTGCAAGACCAAAACTTTCAGGTAAATCTGTTGCTGAAGCAAGAGCATCTGTTCAAAGTAAAGTCGATAATGCACCAAAGGTTACACCAGAAAAACCTGTAATGCCTACACCGGTTACTGAAGGTGAACCTTCTTCCAAAACTGGTATTGAACCCGGAAAAATGGCAGCCAAATTTGCAACAAAAGTGTTATTAAAATCACTCATTCAGGATATACCTGTTGCTGGTCAACTTTTAACATTAGGTTTTTCTGGATATAGAGCAGTACAAGGTGATTATAGTGGTGCGCTATTGGAATTAGGTGGGTTAATACCAGTTTTAAATACGGCAAGCAACCTAGCCCTTATGGTACATGATTCAGTAAAATCACTTCCTGAACAAAAAACAGAAGATGATGCCAGACCAAGGGGTAATAAACCAGATTTACCACCTGCATTTTTGCCACCAGGAGAAAGACCTTCTGCAACACCAATGCCTGCTACACCAAATCCAGTAACACAAAAGGCTGTGCAAGAGATAAGAAGAAATCAAGACGAAAAAAGGAATGCAGCAGCAAGACCCACATTGGGTGTTATTGATAATTCACAGTCGCAAACCAATGTCATGAAAGGTAAAGATAATGTTTCTTATGGTGGAAGTTTCAATGTCCGCAATAAAGAAAGCACCTTTGCTTGGGTTTCAAAAATGAGTACCCGTCAGGTATAAAAAAAAGACCCGCATTGCGCGGGTCTTGAATACCAAATATNNAGTATTGGTTAGTCGGCTTCAGCCAACTTAGAGAAGTAAGACAGATCATCCTCATCTTCACTAGAAGCGATACTAACTTCAGCCTTGGGCTTTCGTGCTTCTTCACGGGCCGTCTCACGGATAGTCTCTACCGTAGTCTTGGGAGCAGGTGTTTCACCATTCAGACCAAGAACCTTTTCAAGGCGACCTTTCAGTTCATCATAAGTCTTGAATTCCTTATCAGAGATAAGTTCCTTCAATGAGAATTCTGCATTGAAAACCTTTTCCATCTTTGCATCATCATTGAAAAGAGGAGCAGGATCTTCAAACTCCGAACGGTCATAGTTTTGATAACCTTCGACCTTACGAATCTTGATCTTGAAGTTAGCACCGTTCCACAGATCAAACGGATTGATGGGCTTTTCATCATCAAATTGAGGATTCATTGCTTCAGTGATCTTGTCGAAAATCTTTGCACCGAAACGGAACAGTTTGACCTGCCCTTCATTTTCGGGATGCTTTGGATCAGAAACAATATACACATTGGCGATATAATTCAGCTTACGCTTTTGTTCACGGACAATCGCCTTGTTAGCCTCGATGCCAGAATTCCACAGTTTGTTGTTATGCTCACAAACAGGGCATTGCTGGTTACGGGTAGTAAGGCAGTTGTCAATCAGCCAACCACCAGGTCCCTTGAAACCGTGCTTGAAAGTCTTGATCCAAGGAAGTGAATCATCACCATCAATACCAGGTGCAGGGAGAAAACGAATCGTAGCCATACCATTTCCAGCCTTGTCTACTTCAGGCTTCCAGAAATTGTCTTTGCTATCGGATGCTTCGGTGTTTTGGAGGGAGGTAATTGCTTTGGCGAGTGCATCGAAATTACCAGATTGACGCTTGAGATTTGCAAATGAAGACATAATTTTTCCTTATTAACGGATTATAAACGGATTATTAACGGAATGTATCACAAACTACTCATAATCAACTACAGTGTATATACTACACTACTATTTAGCCTGTGTCAAGAACTTTATAACCAGGCTAAAATCTTTTTGAAACCTGTGATCAGCACCATCGACAATAGTATATGGTGCACCAACTGCATGACACCTTGCAACTGACATAGTGTGATCGATTACATCATCATGCCTTGCAAAGAAGTATACATTGTTCTTGCTTATTGATGCATCTTCATACTTGTCTAGGATTTCTTGAGGAACACCATACCTTGCAAGAGAAAATTTGGGGCTCATGCAAGGATTGATAATGACTGCACCTGCACCATATGTTTCTGCAAGACGGGTTGCTGTCCAACCACCAAGAGAAGTACCAACAAAAACAAGTTCGATATCTTCATGCAGACGGTCGATAAGGAGCATATCCACTTGATCCGTGATGTACTGATATGCTACATCAGGGTCAATGTCAGCATCAAATGAGTATGCATCCAAACCTGCATCCTTGAGCATTTGCAGCTTGTCAGAGTTAGCAGATGAAGCATATCCGTGGCAGTAGATGACAACTTTATTCATAAAATCCTCCAATCACAGTTACATTATAACACACGTTCGGCTACTTGTCAATCTTCTTTTGGGTGACCCATCATGATCTTGGTATGCATATGCCCACCAATTTCTCTTTCATAATGTTCACCATCTTCNTGGGGCTTGACCTGTTTGTTCAATAACTTACCTGCTTTGTTTGATGGAATAACTGGCACACCAATCTTCTTCTTCAGATGTTCAGCAGCACCAGAGAATTCACCCCATGCTCTCTTTTGTTCATGGTCTTCTAGGGTTGTTTTTCTCCAATCCTTCTTACCTTGTTCTGAGCCATCTGTTCCTGAACCAATAGACTTTCTTCCATGCTGTTTCTTGTATAGATTGACTGCGCTGATCTTGCCATTGCGGCGAACAGCCTTGATTGCAGCATGAGAAATGTCATGATGGATAGCATCCGATTCTTCTTTTGAACCGGATTTTTTTCCACCATAACCACCAATGTTTGCATACGATTTGTGCAAGATATCATGGATTTCCTGACGATGCTGTTCACGAAACTTCTCATGATTTGGATTGATACCAATGGACAGAACTCTTTCCAAAAGTAAATCTTCGTTCAGGAACGATTTAAAGGTATGCATTGGTATCTTCCAGTAAATAATGAATATTTATCCGTAAAGAATACTGTCTAGCATAGCGATAGTAGTCAATGCATCTTTGTGGTGAATTGCAATACCACCAGCCTTGCGCCAGTCATCAATGACCGATTCTGTATCATCAATAATGATGGATTGTGGATCTGCCCACATCTTCTTTTTTGATTTACCCGGAGTAAAATTACGCGGATAAAAAATAGAATGCTTGTCTAACCAAAAACCCTTTTGCCTGCACAGTTCTGCATGGCTGTCTTCCCTTGCAGTAGAAGAAAGAATCTCTACAGGGCAATGTATTGTCATCAGATGAGACAGGAGAAGAGGTGCATCAGGCATCATTTCCAAGGTTGCAAAGTTCTTACCTTTGATGAATTCTGCAAAGTTTCTACCAAACTCCTTTGAGTTGGTGTGTCTCTCAGGAAAATTACCAAAGAGTTCCCTGTATCTCTTTGCAAAGTTACAGATTACACCATCCATGTCTAGAAAAATTGTATAGTTACGCATATGAAACCGCTTCCTTGAGAATGTTCTTGAATTTTGGTTTATCGTAGACCATAAATGGTGTATACTTTTCAACTTTCATACACCAGTTTGGCCAAATAATATCATCATTGATCTTTTTATTCCACATGGGAAAAAACTTCATCAGATCATTCAGTATTGCCAGTGTTTCTATTGCAACATCACCTGCCATCGTCTTGTGCAACAATACAGGATACTGCCCATCGACAACCTTCAACATGGCTTCAGGATCATCTTCAATCAAGTCTTCCAGATCACTCTTGAATTTATATGTCAATGATTGGTTCACCTTCTGCCATTTCATGTAACAGGCTTCACCTTCGGTTGTCATAATATCACCAATCCATTTTGCATCTTGATATACAAAGTTCGACACATAGTAATTCTTCAGTTCATCCATAGAATACTTCCGAGAAAGTTTGTAGAAACTATACTTTCCCTTGTTCTTCATGAACATATCCTGAGTTACATTTGTCTTGGCATTATACTTGAAGTAATTATAGGACTTTGTGGTGAAATGCAATTTGATGGCATTGAATAGTGCAAAAGCACCAAATCCAGTTCCGTCACTCATAGCGGCAGCTTAGATGTTTTCTTCAATAGGTTGATAGACTGGGCTTCTTCACGAATACGGGCTTTGAGTTTTGTGGTAATCAGTGTTGCTGCTACTTCGATCTCAATACCCGTATCTTCACAATACTGGACGATTGCTTCCATACAATGTACATTCTGTTCATCCGCAAGTCTTTCTATCAGATGACTGAATTCAGTAATTTCATCACGGCTAGGCATAATATAACCTCAAAAAATTATATAATAGCAAACAAAATGCAAAATGTCAAGTTCTGAATTCAGAGTAGAAAATATGATTTCCAATTTGTGTAACTTTTTTTAATTTCCAGTTAGGGTTAATTTTATTGTTGTGATAAAATAAAGCATTCTTTCTGTATAATCCAATATGCGTGTAACCATCCATTGCCTTTTTGGCAACGTACATAGATTCTTCCCATGCATACTGATCTGTGATTTTTCTATTCTTCATGCCAGTCCATGAGAACTGATATGTTTTACCATTATTCTGGTAGACTACTTCACAAACAGTTTTAGGAAATCTAGGATCATTAAGGCGATTCAATACGACCTGAGAGACTGCGCTCTTACCTTCAAAAGATTCATATGCTGCTTCATGGTAGATATTCTTTGCCATGCAGTAGATTTCTTTATTCAATTCAGGTGAATAATTCAGTGGATCATTATTCAAGAACATACCAAACAAATAACAAACAGTGAAGGTAAATGCAGTGAATATAGGTTTCTGCATTGTTTTCTCTTGTAGTTAAAGAAGGTGGCCGTTTTCAAAGAAGAAACGGCCAAACTTATCTACATGATCAGAAGCTATACTTCAGACCAGCAGCAACGACATTCCCACGGAGATTACCGTGATTTTGAATGTCTATATTATGCATCACAGTTCCAACAACCGAAACGCTCTTGGTGATAGGATATGCAACAGCAAGACCACCACCTGCAACAAATCCATCAACACCGTGTTCCATATTAACCTTGGTAACACTCACGCGGGGACCAAT